GGGGAAGTTCTTCGGAAGCGAATTCAGAAGGACTTCGAAGCGGGGAAATATCGTTACCTGGGCGACGGGATATTCGAAGCGGTTGAATGAATGGCGAATTACAATGAAAGGGGGAATGAACCATGATTGACACTATCCGCGGACTGGTCCGACCGGTTATCACGTTCCTTGTTATGCTGACCCTGGTTATTATCGTGATTTGCCTGGTCGTCAAGTACGCCGACCTGGAAATGGCAAGGAACGTCGTCGCTTCGTTCTTAATCCTGGTCACGGCGATTACGGCGTTTTGGTTCGGCCAACGGGTGAAACCGCCGACACCGCCAACGTCATGATATAATAGGGGTGACATGAAGAAGCGACCGCCGACGAAACAACCGGCGAAAGTTGACAAAAAGAGTGACAACCGCCGCGGCGGGAAGGGGGGCGGCGACGGCCTGAACGTATCCAGGCGGACGCCGTATCTGACATGAATACGGAAGCATACTTCCGCTACTCGATTTTCAGCTCGGAAAATTCGTAGCTAACAAATCATGCCGGCACAAAAAACAGGGCGGCAAGAATAAGGAAGATATTGCCGGAAGGTCAAATGACAACACGAACGCCGTACCTATTCAAAGACGCCGCGACCGCGGTCGAGATAAGGCGCGCTGAAGACGTGGCCGACTGGCCCAGGACGCCCGCGACCCTGGGGAATCACTTGTCGAACGGGGCTTACGAACGGGTCCGGCATATTGACTTCCTGGCCGACAAGGTCGCCGAATGCGCGGAACGGTCCTTGTTCCTGGTAATCACTATTCCGCCCCAACATGGCAAGTCCGAACTGGTTTCCCATTATACGCCCGTTTGGTTCCTGAAGAAGTTCCCCTGGAAGAAGGTCGGCCTGGCGTCTTACGAAATGGGTTACGCTTCAGAATGGGGCGGCAAGGCGAAGGACACAATCAACGACAACACGGAAGAATTGGGCCTTCAACTTCGCCAGGATACGAAGGCGAAGGGCCGCTGGAACCTTCGGGGATACGGCGGCGGAATGTTCGTCGCCGGTATCGGGGGCCCGTTCACAGGCCGCGGCTTCGATTTGATTATCATTGACGACCCGATTAAAAACCAGGCTGAAGCCCTTTCCGACGTTTACCGGCGGCGGAATTGGGACTGGTACCGCGCCGTCGTCCGGCCCAGGCTTCAACCTGGCGGGTCCGTTATCCTGATTATGACCCGCTGGCATGACCAGGACCTAGCGGGGGCCTTGTTGGGGAACCCGCCTGAAGAAGACCAGGAAATCGCCCCTGAAGAAGACGTCGAACCGGACCCCTGGGAATCAATCAACCTTCCCGCCCTGGCGGAAGAAAACGACCCATTGGGCCGGAAGCCTGGCGAAGCCCTTTGGCCCGACCGGTACGACGAAACCGCCCTGAAGCGTTCCAGAATCGCCGCTGGCCCCTTTTGGTGGGCGGCTGAATATCGTGGCAAGCCCCAACCGGAAGGGGGCGGTATTATCAAGACAGGCTGGTTCAGGACCTATGAAGAAGACGACCTTCCGACCACGTTTTCGCGTGTCGTCCAGATATGGGATACGGCCCATAAGGAAAAGCAACGACATGACCGGTCGGCGTGTCTTACAATCGGCCAGGCGAACAACCCGCGCCGGTATTACCTTCTGGACCTGTACGTTGCCAGGCTTACCTTTCCGGACCTGAATCGGGCGTCCGAAGCGCAATATGACAAATGGGAACCGGACCACGTCGTCATTGAAGACAAGTCTTCCGGAATATCGCTTATCCAACAACTTCGGCGGGATACGAAGGTCCCGATTCGGGCAATCAAAGCGATTGACGATAAGGTCACGCGGGCCCATACCGTAACCGGCGTCATGGAAGCGGGCCAGGTCCTTATCCCGCGTCATGCGCCCTGGTTGGCTGATTTCCTGAAGGAAGTCGGGGACTTCCCCGCGGGGGCCCATGACGATATTGTTGACGTCCTGGTCCACGGCTTGCGGTTCCTGAAGCCGCGATTGAAAGGGCGTCGAATGGGCGTCGAAATAGAAGAAAAGAAGTCACGCTGGCGTGAATAGCTTCCCCATTGTATCAACTTGACATTTTGGGGAAGATAGCATTAAACTTTTTGAAAGGCCCGAAATAACCGAAGGGGGTACCGAAGAATGGTTCAGAATAGAGGTTATACACCGCCGGACCCGCATTCAAAGCGAAGTCAAAAACGCCGCCTAGCCGAAGGGCGGCGTTCGCGTAATCACCAGGGCGAAGGCGGTAATATCAGGACCATAGTTGGCGTCACGGGGTTGAAGCATATCGGCGGCCGCATTCGTGAAGAATACCTGAACGCAATCAAAAACTGGTCAACTGAAGTCAAGCTATACCTGGAAATGCGGGACGACCCGATTATCGGGGCCCTGACCGACGCGATTAAACTTCCACTTCAGGCCGCTTCGTTTGACGTTGAAGCCGCCCCTGGCGGGTCCCCGAATGACGAAGCCGCGGCCGAATGGTTATGGGAAACAATGAACAACATGGAAGGGCAAACGTGGATTTCCCACGTCGAAGACGCCCTGGAATGCCTGGACTTCGGATTCGCCCTGGGGGAAATTATCCTGGACAAGCGGGACGACGGCCGTCTTTGGTTGAAGAACATTGACCCGCGCGGCCAGGAAAGCTTGAACCGTTGGGAATACGACCCGAACGAACGGGACAAGCTGGTTTCCTTCATTCAAAACGACCCGAATTCGGGTAATACGTTTGAAATCCCGCTTGCGAAATGCTTACATTTCCGGTACCGCGGCCGGAAGGGGAATCCCCAGGGCCATTCGATACTTCGGGCCCTATATCGCCCGTACAAGTTCGCGCGGAACCTGGAAGACCTGGAAGGAATCGGTATCGAACGCGACGTCGGCGGAATGCCTTATGCCAAACTGACCGACGAAAACTTCGAACCCGCGGACCTTGTTGACTTGAAGGCCGCGCTGAAGGGCCTTCGAAGGGACGAAGAAGTTTACCTTATCGCCCCGCCTGGCGTTGACATTCAAGCGTATGGCGGCGGTTCGAAGATATACGACGTCAACGTGGTCATTGACCGCTGGCATAAAATTACACTCATGCGATTCTTCGCGCAATTCCTTATCCTGGGAATGGGGACCGTCGGGACGCAATCCCTGGTCAAGGGTTCCCAGGACTTTTTTACCCTGGTCCTGGAAGCGGTCCAGGGGTACCTTCTGGAAACCTGGAACCTTCAACTGGTCCCGTATATCTTCCGCTTCAATCAATGGACCGGCATATCGGCGCACCCGACAATCAAATGGGAAAAGCCAGGCAAGGTTGACCTGAACGCCCTGGTCACAGCTTTGAACACAGCGAAGGGCGCGGGGATATTCACGCCGACCGACGTTGACGAAGACCACTTGCGCGCAATCGCGGACCTTCCCGAACTTCCGGAAGAAGAACGGGGGGCCCCGCGTGACGTCGAACAACCGCCAATGCCAGGGCTATTCGATACGCCCGAAGCTGGATTGAAGGAAACCAGTAAACGGATAAACCGCTTGGAACGCCATTTGTCCGAACTGATAAGCAACCTTCAGGATAGAACATTGAAGAAAATGTCGCCTGAAGATTGGGACAAAGCATACGAAGGGGACTTGCCCCATTGGGCGACCGATAAGACCCCGTCCGCCTTCGCCCAGGATTACGTCAAAAGACTGAAGGCGGCCAACTCGAAGTCGGTCCTGGAAATCGGTTGCGGCAATGGCCGCGATTCGATATTCTTCGCGGAAGCGAACTTCAAAGTAACCGGCGTTGACGTGGTCCCGAAGGCCGTCGAAATAGCCAAGACCAACGCGAAGGAAATCGGCGTCCATGTTGATTTCCGGACGGCCAACGCGGAAGCGTTACCTTTCGCCAATGAAAGCTTCGACGCGGTTTATACCTTGTCCGTTCTTCATTCGACGAATATCAAACGAAGCTTCAAGGAACTTTCCAGGGTATTGAAGAAGGGCGGACTAGCCTTCGTTTACATATATTCGAATACCCAAAAGGTTTCGGGCGAAGTAGATACGACCGCGACATTGGAAGAATTTATCGCCTTAATGAAAGCGTCGGGCTTGACCATTCAGGACCTATACACGGACCAGGAAGAAGACTTCGACGAATTCGGGGAATGTCACAGGGTATTCGTTGCGTATGGGAAGAAGGAATAATGGCCTGTACCTGGGAAAAGAAGGACGGCCGCTGGATTTGCCAGGCGAAGCATTGTCCCCATTGGCGCGAAGACGGTTGCGAATTGGGGAAGGTATCATTGACTTGTGATAGGGACGACTGTAAATGGAACGTTAGGAACGCCGGCCGTTGTGCGTGTATGGACGTTCACCTGGACGCTGACGGCCGTTGTTTGGGTTACGAAAAGGGGTAAGCCATGAAGCGATTCGTCGCCCGCCCGAAAGCGGGCCAAAAGCAACGTATCGGTTCGGGGGATTGGGAACAAGGGACCAACCGCCAGCAACGGAAGCTGGTCCGCGTATATGACGAATGGGCCGCGAACGTGAAGCGGGAATTGACCAGGCGGGCGAAGAACGGGGCGTCAATACCCGAACTTCAAGCTTACATTGACCAGCAAATCCCGAAGCTTGAAAAACGCCTGGTCGAAATCCAAACGAAGGGAATCCAGAATGCCGTCAAAGCGGCCGCCGGTTCCCGCGCTGAACTTCCCGCGGTCCTGGGAATG